TTCTGCTTGGCACAATCACCATCACAAGTTCTGATCAATTCAGAACCTGTTAAACATGTTATTAGGAGTTTGATATGGCTTGGATTGGTGTGTTAATGTTGCTGGTGTTAGGCCACCTTGGATGGGCGCTACTGTTATCGTTTGTAATTTTAATGTTTGGAGATTAGCATGGCAGGCAAAGCAAAATCAGTTTACTTAACTGTCACACCCAAAGGACAAATACAATCGGTCTTTCGCAAGACATTTTTTGATGCCAAAGGCTACAATGACTATGTGAAAAGTGAAGAGTTTAAAAACAAATGGCCTGCAGATCAATTTGATATCGTAAAGGAAACCTACTGATGTACGAAATTTATGATGGCGACTTGTTGTTGTTTACTGTGGCAACTCGCGACGAAGCAGACGAACAGAAGCAAATGGGATTTCGGATAGTGCGTGTGGCAAAATAATTTTAGAAGTTTCCTGGGCATTGGTTGGCTCCGGCTCGGGCTTTACAACAGACACTCATAAAAAGGTGTCTGTTTTTTTATACATTAAATATTCCATGCAAATAGTATTTTCTAACGATAAAAAAGTTGATATAATTTTAAATTCAACATCGTTGGCCCTTACATATCAAAACATTTACAAGCACTTGTCTCATGTACCAGTGCCTTTTCGTGAATGGGACAGTCCTTATTATGTTAGAACCAAGTCTATTCATCAGATAGTTGAAAAATTAATTAGGTATGCAAACAAGGTGTTGGTAAAAATTGATCAGAAACTATGCGAATTGCAAGATCAAGAGTATCTTAATAATTTGCACAGGATATACGAAAAAAATTATAATGGTAATCCAGACTGGTTAGATTTTCACGAGCACATTCATATGTGTGAAAAAACTCGCACTGAACAAGCAAATGTTTTGAGTATTGACTATAGAGAAAAATCTGGTATGTTAGAAAAACCCTTTAATTTTGACTGGTTAAAAAACTCAACAACAAAAATTCAAGCAGGCGATGTGTTTGTGCATTGGTCAGAGTTAGGAAAAACACCATACCAATATTGGACTAACAATGAACCCAATGACACAATTCGCATGCGCGAGTTGATTAAACCTTGGCTAAAACTCAGACCCAAAATTATGGTAGCACTTGAAGATATAGACACATTGAAAAATGTTAGAGTTCAGGAATTTGAATCTTGGTGGTCTCAGTACAGTGAAGAATTATGTCAGTATTGGAATATTCCATCCTGGACTACCAATAATATTTTTTCAGTTTCGATATTTGGGCGAGTGCCAAAATTTGAAACAATAATAACACAATTGAAAAACAATCAAAAACCCGTGAAGGTATTGTTATGAGTTGGCCAGTGGTAATACTGAACGGACCAGATTTAAATCAAACTCTCAGCGGAATACAATTTGATAAATTTGGTGATGTTACCAATCAGAAAATTTTCATATGTGATGACTGGATAGCAGGATTTGACTGGGCCCAGGATAACGATTATGCACAAGCATTGTTTGTCAAAAGTGGAACAATAATCACAGATTGGTCCGAATGGAAAAAACTAGTTGACAGTTATCCGCACAAGGGACTGATAGCACATTTGATTTGGCACCCAGGGCAACACCTGTGTCTAGATGACCAATGCTGGTTTATGAACATCCAGGAGTTTGAAACAACAGATTTTATCTGTGACACTGTGACACATCCACAGCCCATACGCAGTGATCAAAACTCACATGATGATTACACACCGTTATGGGTGACACCGGGTGATTGTTTGATCTCGCACCCGGTTACTGAATTTGGGCAAGGGCTAATTGCACGTCAGTTGCAAAACAATCACCTGGTAGTTAATTGGAACAATCGTGCTCGGGATTTAAAGTTTTTTTTATATAATAAAAAATTAAACTTGGAAATGTTTGGTGACTATAAAAACATAGCCGAAAATCAACTATGGATTTTCAATAACGAACCAGTTAGCACAGTTAAACAGCCACGATTACTAGCACCAGGCTCGGGACTGTACTGGATATTGAACATTTTAGAACCAGCAACACAACACATACAAATAGTTGATATCAGTCTCACTCAGATTAAATTTTGTACGGAACTGTGGAACAACTGGAACGGAATTGACTACGGAAACTTTGTCTGGAACTTTATTGTTCAAAATAAATTGGTTCATTATGAACTAGATAATCCAAACTTGACACCATTGGGACGCCTGAAACTTCGTAGCAAAAAAACTTTTGTCGAATACGTCAATCAAAAGTTTCACAGCATAATGGACGAAAACTTTGAAAGTTCCTGGCTAACAGCAAAACAAACCAAGACAGTTGATTTTTGCAATGACAATTTGATCAACTGGGTATTGCATAATGATGTAGATAAGTACGATGACATATGGTGCTCTAATATTTTAAATTACAAATGGACCCTATTGCACACCACAGTTGACGATTACAAAAATTTTCAAGCCAAATTAAAATGAAACAAAAAATAAGTCAACTAATGTTTAAAAAAATACATCAATACCGAATACCAGTTGCCCGACTATAACCCTGATGCTGATTTTGACTGGATCAAATGTCAATCAGGATTGCCATGGTGGCATTTGATTGTACATCAATCTTTTAACAGCGTTGACTTCCAAAAGTTGGTTGTAAATTCCTATCAAACCTTGTATAATAAACACAATGAAACGATGCACAATACAAATCCGTGATGAAGTAAACATCAAACTAGAAGGACTAGATCTAGATGTTCGCAAGGCCTTGGTCACGGCTTTCAAATACGAAAACCCAGCCGCACGTTACATGCCAGCGGTGCGACTGGGACGCTGGGATGGTAAGATTGCATACTTTCAACTGGGCGGCAGCAGTTATACAAATCTCTTGCCCGAGATTATTCCCATCCTTGACAAGTTTGATTACGACATTGAGATAGATGATCAAAGAGATTACTCTACCACATTTGAGTTTGAACAGGTGCGTGAGGATTTGTTTGCACATATCATGTGGCCCAAGGGACACCCTGCCGCAGGTGAGCCTATCATCATGCGAGACTATCAAGTTGATATTGTGAACAACTTTCTGGCCAATCCACAGTGTCTACAAGAAGTGGCCACAGGTGCAGGTAAGACTATCATGACAGCGGCATTATCAAATGCTGTCACACCTTATGGACGCAGTATTGTTATTGTGCCCAACAAGAGTCTTGTTACACAAACAGAAAAAGACTATATCAACATGCAACAAGATGTTGGTGTGTATTTCGGCGATAGAAAAGAATATGGACGCCAACACACTATTTGTACTTGGCAAAGTCTAAACATACTGTTGAAGAATACCAAGTCAGGTGTGGGCGAAGTGACCATTGGCGAGTTCTTGGAAGGTGTGGTATGCGTTATTGTAGACGAAGTACACACGGCCAAAGCCGATGCACTCAAAACTCTGCTGACAGGTGTAATGGCTAGAGTGCCAATTCGGTGGGGATTGACCGGAACTATTCCCAAAGAAAAGTTTGAAAGTCAGGCTCTGCTGGTTGGGCTTGGTCCTGTTATTGGTCGCTTGAGTGCCAACGAACTACAACAACAAGGTGTGTTGGCCAACTGCCATGTGAATATTGTGCAGTTGGTGGATCATGTGGAGTACAAAGAGTATCAGTCTGAACTCAAATATCTCTTAGAAGAGTCCGGCAGATTGGACACCATGGCCGACCTCATACGCCGGGTAAACGAAACAGGCAACACCCTGGTACTAGTAGACAGAGTTGCAGCCGGAACGGCATTACTAGAGCGCCTGGGCGACAAAGCAGTATTTGTATCGGGTGCAACAAAGGGAACAAAGAGGCAAGAAGAGTATGATCAAGTGGCTGATGCTACCGATAAAATCATTGTGGCGACTTATGGCGTGGCTGCTGTTGGTATCAACATTCCCCGCATTTTTAATCTGGTGCTTATTGAACCTGGCAAGAGTTTTGTTAGAGTCATTCAGTCGATTGGTCGTGGTATCCGTAAAGCAGAAGATAAAGATTTCGTTCAGATCTGGGATATTACATCGACTTGCAAGTTTGCGAAAAGACACCTGACCAAACGCAAAACTTTTTATCGAGAAGCCAACTATCCTTTTAGTTCAGAAAAACTAGAATGGATGAAAATTGCTTGACTTTCCTTAACAAATACTGTAATATACAACTATGAGAATACTAACACTGGACAATACCTATTACGATCTAAATCAACTGCCCGAAGAAGTTGATGACATGCGTTTTGCCATACTAGACAATTCAAATCCAGCAGATCCAGACTATCATTTTATTCCACTAATCTTTTTAGAGTCATTTAATTCACCTGCCTTGGTATTGCGCATTGGAACACAAACACTCAAGATGCCCATGGACTGGCAGATCTTGATTGGAGAGCCCGACATTGGTGATCTAGAAGTTCTACCGTTGACTTCAATCAACGACAGAGGATTCCGTGTGTTTCAATTCAATCCATTAAGCAGTTACAGACCCTCCTTCCCTGATATTGAAATACTAGATGTGTATCATGAGGTCAATTGGTATGCACCCAAACTCAAGAACGGTCAGATGTTGGCCGTGCCCTTGAACGATGATGCCGAACCCGACTGTGTGTACTTTGTAAAAGACGTTAGTCGCAACTGCGAGATTGTAGACTACAATAAAGCATGGTAATGGGACAACTCAAATCTGGAACCACATACATTTACGAACGTGCTGATGGCATAACCTATGCTAGAGAGTTTGGCAAAACCGAACGACACGTAGTGGGATATGAAAGTGGTTGTGAATACGATCCTATCACAGGGCACCGGATCGACTACGACTCAAGAACCCCTGATGGTAGGCCCTTGCATGATCATATTCAAGAAAACAAGTTGTGGGGCGAAATTCGGCGTGAAGCCCTGACCAATCCCACTTTACAAGATGCATTGGATCATGCTATAATGATCTATCGACTGACCAAAACTGATGAGTGATAGACTAAACATTGCTAATGAAATGCGTATGTTCGACCGCAAGGTCAGAACATTCTACGACGATCTCACAGCCGAAGAAAAGAAAAAGTTTTCAAACTATCTCATGATACGCTGGGGCAGTTCAGTAGAAGGTTCGAGAGAACTGCAAGAGTTCTATGTGATTGCTACCAACGAGCGCCTGAACAAACACTTCTTCAACGTGGCCAAGCATCCTCGATTGCAGTGGCTCATGGCCACAAGTGTGAGTCCGGGCTTGGGCACACCCAGACATCCCTGGATTGCCTCCCGGAAAAAAGAAGCGGGACTCAGTGCCAAACGCCGAGCACTCATGGCCATGTACCCCACTTACAAAGATGACGAAATCGATGTCATGTGCCAAATCACAACCCAAAAAGAAATAGACGCATATAACCGTGCCGCAGGCAACGACAAGAAATGACATTCACGTGTGAGTATTGTAAGAAAACTTTTATGAAAGAATCAAGTATGTTGGTGCATTCCTGTGAGCCCAAGCGCAGACGCTTGGCCCGGGATGAAGCAGGTGTGCGCATGGGATTCCAGGCCTACATCAAGTTCTACGAAACCATGCAAGGATCGGCTAAGAACAAAACACATGATGACTTTTGTGACAGCCCTTACTACAGAGCATTTGTTAAGTTTGGGAACTATTGTGTAAACACCAATGTAATTGCGCCAGCAAGATTTATGACTTGGTTGCTCAAAGCACAAAAGAAGATCGATCATTGGTGCAGTGACAATATCTACACAGAGTATTTGATAGAGTACTTGCGTGTGGAAGCAGTGGATGGTGCACTGGCTAGAGCGATAGAACACAGCATGAGATGGGCAGAGGAAACAGGTAATCCTGCACATGACTGGATGCGTTATGGTAATACCAATGCACTATGTTATGCTGTCACAGCAGGACGTATCTCACCTTGGGTGATTTACAATTCAGAATCAGGACAAAAGTTTTTGAGTGAACTGAGTACAGAACAAGTGGCCATGATCTGGCCCTACATTGATTCAGATGCTTGGCAAAAGAAGTTCTCAAACTATCCAGCAGATCAAGAGTATGTTAAAGATATATTGAACAAGGCAGGATGGTAATGAGCGCAGACATTGACATTGACTTTGCTGACAGAGAAACTGTGTTGAGGTTGATTCAACACACACCAGCACGACAAAGCAATGGGCGAAAGCACAACTCAGGTATCTATGTAACAGACATTCCTGTGGATCCTATTGCGGGCTGTGCGTCACTAGATTCAGAAACTGCTGAATCT